CCTGGGCAGTTGATGACGCGCTTGGCGGTGGACCCGCCGACGATTGTGGAGTGTTGAGCCATTAGGTTACCTCAGTGGACTGTTGACTGACGGACACTAGACTTTCTTTTACGAACATGCAATACATTTTTTTATGAGAGAAAGCGAGATCGAACGATATTTCGTGTGGGCCGTCATGCTGCGGCAAGGGCTCACCTACAAGTTCAAGTCCCCCACGCAGCGCGGGGTGGCGGATCGGATCGCGTGTATGCCCAACGGCGAGACGTGGTTTGTGGAACTCAAAGTCAGGGGCGGGCGTCTCGCGCCGCTTCAGGAATTGTTTGCAATGGACATGCGGCGGCTGGAGCAGCGATACGCCTGCATCTGGTCTAAAGAAGGGGTGGACGAATGGGCCTCACATTACGACCTTACCAAGAACAAGCCGCCGATTTCCTGTACGCGCGAGACCGCGCAATGATCCTAGCGCCTGTGGGCGCAGGCAAGACGGCCATTACGCTGACGGCCATGACCGAGCTGATCGCGGAGGGACACGTCAAGCGTTGGCTGGTGCTGGCCCCCAAACGCGTCTGCACGGACGTATGGCCGGTCGAACAACGCAAGTGGGCTCCAGATTTTGACATTGCCATCGCCACAGGGACGCCAGCGCAGCGTCAAGCGGCGTTTGACAGCGACGCGCCCGTCGTCGTGACCAACTACGACAACATCCAATCGCTGCCGGATCTGTCGGAGTTTAACGGCGTCGTCTTTGACGAGCTAACGCGGCTCAAGAACCCCAGCGGCAAACGCTTCAAGGCGCTGCTGGCGCATCTTGACAAAATCCCGTTCCGGTGGGGCCTGACCGGCTCGTTCACGTCCAACGGGCTCGAAGACGTGTTCGGCCAGTGCAAGGTGATCGACCAGACGCTGCTGGGCCGCGCCAAGGGTGCGTTCCTCCAGAAGTATTTCGTCTGCGTCAACCGCGACTTCGGCGACTGGCAACCGCGCAAGGGCGCGCTGGAACAAGTTATGGACGCCATTCGCCCGGCGACCTTCGTGCTGGACCCAGGCGAGTACAGCGACAAACTGCCGCAGCTACATGTTGTGGAAATGCGCTGCGACATGGCCGACCGCAAGCCCTACGAGAAAATGAAGCGCGACTTCGTGCTGGAGTACGGCGAGGACCGGGTCATCGCGGCGAACGCCGCCGCCGTGACGAACAAGCTCCAGCAGATGGCGTCGGGGTTTGTCTACGACAGCAAGACGGAAGCGTCGGAGGAAAAGGGAAAGTTTCACATGAAACAAAAGGTTATCTGGTTCTCAACGCACAAATTTGAGTTGATTGAGGAAATCCTGAACGAGAACCAGCGCGCCAACACGATTATCGTTTACAACTACAAGGAAGAGCTGGCCGAACTGAAGCGCCGGTATCCACAAGCGCGGACGATTGACGACTTCAACGCCATCAAGCGGTGGAACGCGGGCGAGATCGAGCTGTTGCTGATCCACCCCAAGTCGGCGGGCCACGGCCTTAACCTCCAGTTCGGCGGGTGCAAGATCATCTTCTTGTCCATGCCATGGTCGCTGGAGTTGTTCGAGCAGACGGTGGGGCGGCTGCACCGCAGCGGGCAAACGAAGGATGTCTGGTGTTATCTGTTGATCTGTAATAAAACTATAGACGACCGGATCTGGATCGCGCTTCAGGACAAGCGAGCGATCTCAGACATAGCACTTGAGGAACTGAAGGCATGAGACTTAATTGGCGGGAAATTAATCGGATGTTGCCCGATCTGGACGAGGACACCATCAAGAAGATGCTGGACGAGGAGCGCGTAGGCGAGCAGCGGCAGTCGGTGCTGGTGCGCCTGCACCAACGCTACACGATGCTGCGGGCGGCGCGGGAGCGCATGGAGATCCTCGGCGACGCCGAGTTTCCCAAGGTGATGGCGCTTACTTAGCGCACCAGCCTTCGCGGCGGGCGTTGTTCTGCTTGACTTCGATGATGGTGCCCGTGGTGTCCTTGGATGACCACGACACGTCGCGCCACACGTCGCAGACCGCGCCGTTAGTCTCGACGGTGCTTGTCAGGGTCACGCACCCGGTCAGGGGACAGATCAAGAGCATCAGAAGCGCCAACCGCATTGCGTGTTCTCCGTAGCACGTCCGCCGTCGCAGCAGCCTCAACTTCGGCCACTGCATCCCTGCGGATCTTGTAGTAGACGCCGGACAGCGCCATCACAATGATGACGCCCATGACGGCGTAGCGCCCGACCGGCGTGAACAGCAGGCTAAACACCGTGTTCGTCCATGCTCTTCTTGCGCCAAAACCAGATGGCTGCGCCTGCGCCAATGATCGCCACCATGATGACGAAGTTTGTGTTGCTGAGTAGGCCCATGAACTGATCCGCCACGTCAGACGCATCCTTCGCCTGCGCTGCAACCTCCTTAGCGACGCCCACGCTTCCGAGCCCTGCCGTGAGTAGCGCCGCGTTACCTTGCTTGCTGTCCGCCATTGTTCGTACAGGAACAGGATCGGGATCGGTGCGCTGTTCCTGCTCTTCCACATGCTGGTCTGCGCTCCACCACGCACCCGCCGCCTGGCGACGGCGCACGAGCCCCGGCAGCACCTTGCCGCCGCCCTTGGTCCATTTCATCAACTCGGCAGGCACCGCGTCAAGATCGCCAGCGTTAACCTTCTTGAGCATCGTGGACGACTTGAGGTTGCCGACGCCCGCGTTGTAGGCGAAGTCCACAAGAACGTCGAACTGGTTCTGGGTCAGTTTGACCTTGACCAGATCCATCACGGCGATCTCGTACTTGACGATGTCGCGCTTGAGGATGTCTTCGGCGTCCGCCTGCGTGATGATCATGCCGTCCGCAACCTGGGGCGCGCCCGCAGCGGAGGTGTGGCCGTAGCCGATGGTGCAGACGTTGGCGGGGCAACGGTACGCCTTCAGCTTGCAACCTTCGAACTTCTTGAGCAGGTTATCCAACCCACCTTGACTCATGTGCATGGCGTAACTCCTATCGGCTGACCAAACCAATGGTGACAAGAACAAAGCAAACCAGAACCACAATGACCGCAAGAAACGCCGCCCCCCACATCATGACGCTGTGCGTCAGTTCATCCTGATCTTTTGCGGCCTGAAGCGCGTCCGCGCGCTGCTGTTTTTTGATCTGCGTGGTGTGCGACAGCACCTGATCCCAAGCGGCAATGCCGAACTCGCCGATGAAATGGTTCTTCAGGTCTTCCATCATCTGGTCAGCTTCGGCCTTGGCGGCGTAGGCTTCTATGGCGATCTGCTGCGCGGTCTTGCCGCTCATCAAGCTGCCCTTGGGATCGGCAGCGGTACGCGTGATGGCGGCTACGCTGTCGAACAGCGAGCCCATGTCGGACGCCATCGACTGTAGTTCCTTGCCCACGGCAATGCCAGCCTTGATGGCTTCGTAACTGGCCTTCGCTGCGGCAAGGAGGCTGAGGGGGTCCATTAGCGGCCCTTCTCCAGCAGAGTGATGCGTTTGTCGAGCGCGGCAACCATCTGCGCCGTGTCGAACCGAATGGAGGCGCGCGCGGCAGCGGCGTCCGCCACCATGTCCATGCGGCTCTTCTCAATAGCCGCCATCGAACGCTCGCGATCCAACGTCATGGCGGCGCGGGCGAGCGCGCTTTCTCGGTCAAGTTTGCTGATCTGTTCGCTCAGATGCTCGCGGATCTGAGCCATGTCGATGGTTGTGCCTTGGGGCGGGATGGCCTTGTTGTCGGCATTGACGACAACCGCAACCTTGGACTTTAGTTGAATGATCTCGTTGTTGGCGGCGGAAAGCGCGCTCATGAGGTAGACAACGCAAGAGAACAGGATCGGGATGCCCGCGAAGGTGATCTTCTCGACCAGCGCGCCCTTGCTGGCGCTCGCCGCCATTTCGATGGCAAACTTTTCCTGTTTCTCTTCCGTGGTGCTCATTTATCCGCCTTTGCATCCAGCTTGTCATAGATGCGCTTGAACATGTCTTCAATGTGGTCCATGCGCTTGTCCAAGTCGAACCGGCTGACGTAAGACTTGGGCAGGTCTACCTCCAGTTCATGAAGGTCTGATCTCAGTTCCTTGACCGCGCCCCAGACCTCCCGCGCGAACCAACCGCCCATCGCGATGGCGACCGTGGACGCGATGTTCATAAGTGTCTGCGTGTCCATCAGGGGGCCTATTGGTTAGCAAGAGCGTTTTGAAATTGTTGGGCTGCGGGCAGACCTATATTTCCAACGTTAACGTTAAACGGCAACATCACATCCCCTCGACGTATGCCTGCAGCCAAATTGGCGGCGTTAAGTTCTGCAAGAGCATTACGCCCTACTCGCGCGCCATACCCTGCCGCCATCGTAGGAATTGCCAACGCCGCACCCATAGGACCGCCCGCCGCGCCATATCCTGCGGCCAACTGCGCGGTAGTGCGCGCCAAACCGCTAAAATTTGTGCCCGGTTTTAATTGGCTAACCGCGCGCAAAATGTCTGAGCCAGCTTTACCTTCGGCAACGCGGCGAATATTGGCGACTTCCGCTTCGGTAAAACCGGGGTGCCACCCTTTGTCAATTTCGCGAGTTAAGTTAGCAAATTGTGTACGAATAGCTTCGTCAATTTTACCGCCTTCGGCGGCGGGCGAAGAAATTCTAGCACGTTGAACAGCATCTTCAATTTCTTCACTTTTGCTCATGCGAGACCAGTTAGACCGCGCTTCAGATACCGCGCGCGCAGCTTCCGGTGCATCGCCAGCACGAACCGCGCCGGGAGGCGGACGCGTAGCAAAATCGTTTAACTGATCGGTAATTATGAGGCCCAACCTACGTTCAGCGGGGTTTTCGCTGTTTCGCGCTGCGCCAGCTACGCGGCGCAAAATGTCAAGATCTTGAAAAGTTTGATGCCGAGACACGCCAGGCATATCGGTAGTTGTGGCTGTACGTATACGATCCATAGCCGTTGCCGCCGCCGGGTAAAGACGCGCGTCAAATCCTTCACGGGCTAACCTTTGGTCTAGATTAGCCGCAAAATTATCAAACGCGCTGGACCGATATACAACGCCTGCGTCATCCGCTGCACGATAAGCGTTTTGCGCTTGTGTGCGAAGATCGGTGGTTGAGGGCGTGTCTAAGCGCGCAACAGTGTTCCGCACACCGCGCCCAATGTTTCCGACCCCCGCCGCTGTTTGACCGCCGAGTATAGACGCTGCCAAACTGCTGCCGACAAGTGCATATGGATTGGTTACGTCGCCGTATTCTTGCAACGCGGTAGGCGCAACAGCGCCGCCAGCCCCTGCGCCCATCTGAATGCCGGGCTGTTGCCCAAGCTCCGTAAGAACGCCCCGCGCAACCGGCGTCTGCGCGCCTCGCGCCAAAGTAGAGAATGCGCGTGCTTGGCTACCCGCACCACCAGCGCCGCTCACAAGGGCGTCCAGCATCGCTTGTTCAGATGTCTGTGGGCGCGCGCCTATTCCGATACGTCCGTAAGCGTTCTGAATGGTTTCAGACGGCGGCGTCATTCGGTTCCAACCCATGTAGTTGGCAAGCGCATTGTAACCGGTAGCGCCGACATCACCCGCAGCCAAACCCAGCGTAGCTAACCCCGCGCCTGCCGCAGATCCAACGGGACCACCAAAAGGCGCACCTGCAAGCGCACCGACGCCCGCCGCTGTGGCGTAAGGAGACGCCGCGCGCGCCGCAACTTTAACGTTTTGAAGCGCAGATGTGTCGGGTGCCCGAATAGGCCCGGCGGCCATAGACGCCGCAAATGGATCTACAGCAATTCGGGGCGCTGCGAACGGATCTACAATGGATTGAAACGGGTCAATAATGTCCGCCATTAGCGGCCCCCATATGTACGGTTGTAATACGCGGTAAGGTCTTCCGTTGATGCGTTAGGGTTAAGCGGTTTAACCCTAGCCAAGAATTGATCCAACGTAGGTTTAGCCGGTTGGTTAGGCGCAGCAGCCGCCGCAGGCACTTCACCGCGCCGCCCGCGAGGTATGCCACTTTCAGGCACAGTTTGCGTTGTGGGTTTCAAATCCTCAATCGAAAGAAGTTCGCCAAGACCGTATTTTTTGCTAAAATTATTTAACGTGGCGACAATAGTAGCGTCACTTTGCCCCGGCGAAGTAAGAGAACCCAAAATTGATTCCATTTCTTTTACGGCGTCTCCCGATTTTGCTCCCGTCATTTCGATAATGGTGGGGAAAAGATCGCGGCGCAAATTTTCAATTGTTGTAATGTCACTACCCGTTTTAGGCGACAACACAGTAGATACCTTACCTGGAAGCGCCGCTAACGTGCCAATCTTAGCGCGTTGCATAAGTGATTGATCGCCTTCAGCGCTAATAAGTTCGCCCCGCCGCGCAAGATTTTTATACGCAGTAATCATACTTGTAAGTGTCGGGGCCAGTTTTTCTTTTGCAAGTGCAGTTTTCTTCAGCTCTTCTGACCGCGCAACATCCGCCGCGCCTTGCGCGCGCGCTTCAGCCTCACGCTGCACTTGCTGTGGTTTAGCCTCTTGTTCCGCAGCCAAGATCTGCTCAACAGTTTGCGGCGTGGTGCGCGGCGCAAGCACCGGCGCAGGCATAGCCACAGCGGCAGGCGCGTTAGGCTGCGCACCGGGGACCAAATTGTTAACGCCCGTCGTTATGGGCGCAACACCAGGTTGCACGGCAGCGGCCAACGAATTAGCCCCGGTGGGGGCCATCGGCGGCGTAGCTCCGGCAGCCGAAGGCATATCAGCCGCCGCCTGTGCGGGCATGGCAGCGTTAGCGCCCGGCGCGCCCGTTTCCGACATCTGGATCTGACCAGTTCGCTTATGGCGGATGGCAGGACGACCGCCAATGGTGACGGCCTCTAAATCGTGCGTGCTAGTAGCTGACTGAACAATGTTACGCACGTTGTCTTGGGTAAAATCGCGCGACGCAAGGGCGCTAATTTCGGGGTAAACCTTAGCAAGTTGGTCGTACAATTTATAATATTGGTCTGGGGTTTGTGCGGTTGCAAAAGCGGGCGCAAAAAGAGACGCGGTGCTTTGCATCAGGTCAAGTCTGGCTTTATCGTCCAAACGTTTTGCGGTTGACGCTTCATATGACATTTTGGCCGTCAAGCCGTTAAACTTTGTAATGGATTCATATGCGTCAGGATTGGTCTGGCGCAATTTTTTAAGCGCGTCAGGATCTGTCAGGGTATCGTTTCCGCTGATGAAATCGCGAGCGGCAGCACCCGCCTGAAGAGTTCGTTTTGCCTCGCTCAATTCAAGCCGCGATTTTTCAAGCGCGGTTTGCGCGACTTGCGTATTTACGCCAATAGAACCCATCGACGCAGCATGACGCTGAAGCTCCAATGCAGGCCCATAATTGCCTGATGCGATCAAACCCTGAATGATGTCAGGCGTTGCTTTGCCGCCTGAACGACCAAGAATGGTTGTCAGCGCGTTCTCTTTTTGAACTTCCGCCGCCCGCTGCTGCATGAGCATGTTGGACGTCTGCATCTTCTGCAAATGCTCGGCCATAGACAGCATATTAGGGGCTTGCGCCTGCTGAAGCTGCGGAAGATTGACGCTGTAATCGACCATCGTCGTATCCTTAATTTTGTGGAACGCCGCTCATAAACGGACCTTGGCCGGTATATCCACCCGCGCCATAACTGTACGGGTTCATCCCGCCACCACGGTTAAGGTAATTGTTCATCATGTACGAACTCATGCCCTGATTGAGCGCGTTCGTCACCGCGTTCGCTTGGTTCAGGTAGCCCGACGCCGTTGCATTGCCCGCCGCGACATCCGCCTGCGCGATACCCTGCCCCAGCCCTGTATAGGTGTTACCAAGGCTTGTGCCCAAACCCTGCGCCTGCGCCGCAGACCCGGCAGCGGACGCTTGCCCCAACCGCGTGAAATCCATAAGCGGCGAGATCTGGTTGTTGCGATTGGTCTGGTAGCGATTGAAAGCGTTCTGGTACTCGTTTGATGCGTAGTCCTGCCCGTACCGCGTAATGCCCTTAAGCGCCGCACCAGACAAACCCATACCTCTAGCCGCGCCGCTTCGCTCAAGACTTTCCAGCCCCGTCTTAAGACGAAATGCTGAACCGGGGTCGGCGGTAAAATCTTCCATACCAAAATCTTTGGTGTACTTGCCGTACCCTGGTGCGGTCGTGTCGCCGCCGATACCCAAGAAGGACCGCAATTGATTTTGCGCGGCAGTACCGCTTTCACGGTATGGCGCAAGATCCGCCCGACCGATGTCGAACATCTCCCGCTGGGCGGCAATGCTCTTGTCAGCGGCTTCGCGCTGGGCAGCGGCGCTCTGGGCGGCCGCCGCCTGCTGGGCTTCCGCAGCTTTGCTGGAACCGTACAGACTGGAGCCTGCACCGAGTACGGCAGACCCTGCAATAGCGGAAATCGGATCAGGCATGGGAGAACTCCGCGCAATAGTCTGTGTATTTCTCGCCGTACAATGCCATAACTGCACCCGACTTGGCTAGGGCCGCGTCGTACCCATGACATAGCATGACCACGGCCAGAACAACATCATAGTAGGACGCCCGCCACATAAACGACTTGGCGTCCGCCTTACCGGCGCGTTCCGCTTCATCTGACGCCGCCCACTTTAGAAACGCCGTTGCCATCACAGGCAGCAGGCTGGCCGAGTTGGTGGCGAAGAACGGATTGGACGGCATCTGCACCAGACAGGACCAGATCGCGCGGCGCATGTCGTCGCCCGTCACCGGGTCGCCGTCCACCACGTCATCAAACACTTGGATGGCGTCCCACAGGTCCAGAAGCCAAGCGCGGGCGTGAGGCGGCAACTCCAGAACGGTCGCAAGGTAGTCCGAGATCGTCTGCTTGTGCGACACCCGCGCCCCCTACGACAGTTGCTTGATGAACGATGGCAGCACCTCGGCCTGCGCCCGCACCATCTCGTTTCGGAAGCTCTCGGTCGCCGCAGCGCCCTGCCGCGCCTCCTTGGCGACCTCGATCTGGAGCATGGGCATGGCCGAAATGGCGCACATCCACTCGTCAATCTCCGCGCCGGTCTGCGGGTGCGTTCCACGCAACTGCGTGAACCAAGCGCATTGGAGCTGGACGCACTCCTTCTTGATCAGCGGGCAGAATGATCCGTTCTTGAGCTGCATGGCTAGTCTTTCGTGCAGATAATGACGTCAACGTATTGGACAGCAAAGTCCATTGCCGTGCCACTACCGGCATTGCCGATAGTGATGCCGGTGGTGGCGGACGCGCTGGCCGTAGGACTACCGCCCACGTTTGTAGATTGCGCCGGGCGCGTCGCGCCGCCTGCGTATCCTGTAAACGAATCAAAAAACGGCACGTTATGTACGTGGCCGGGGTCCGTAACCGTGTGCGTGTGCGTTGGCATGTTGGCGGTGGTAATGGTACGCGCCGTGAAAACGCTGGTGAACGCCGTCGTGCCGCCGCTGCTGGCGGCGCCAGACACCACGCGCAGCGCCTTGTTGTCGTGCGTAGTTGACTTGGTCCAGCCGGTAGGGGCCGACGTTTGCACGAAGATCATCGCCGTGCCGCTGGGCAAGTACGCCCAAGCGCCGGTAATCACGCCAGGGCTTGCGACCTCAAGCGCAGACACGGGCGTAGCCGTGCCGATGCCGACGTTGCCGGAATTGTCAACGATGAACGGCGTTACGTCAGGATCAGCGGAGTCCTGCACTCGAAGAACGGGGCCGGTGCCTGTTTGGGTGATTGTAAGCGCCGGAGATGACGTGTTGGAGTCGATGGTGACGTTACCAGACAGCACGGGCGACACCGCAGCCGTGGGGGCCGAGATATTGTCCACCGTCCAGATCAGCGCGTCGTCGGCGTCTTTCAGCACAAATTTGTAGATCGCGCCGCCCAGCCAGACATTGGCCTCGCCGCGCGAGTCTAGGATGATCGGGTTGGTGTTGGCAGTCGTCGCGGTCGAGTCCGTATAGGTCGCTTGCAACGTGGTCGTACCGGCAATGTAGGTGTAGAGCTGTCCGCCAACGAGGGGTTCGCCCGCCGCGTCAACAAAAGCTGTTTTAGGGGATGGGGTAAGAACAGCCATTATTCACCTATATTTGCAGCTACGGTCAAGATAACCGATGGGATGGCCGGTACGGGAGCAGACGCCGCTATGCGGGCTATTTGAACATTTGTGTTAGAAGTAGACCACATCAGTCGGAAATAGTCACCTGCGCTCATGCGGATGACAAAATTCCATGCCGCAACGTAGGCGTTGCTGGAACCAGACAAGGTCAACTTGGTGGCGCTCTCAGGTACGGACGTTCCGTTCACGTCCGCCCAAATGTACACGTCCTTAGATGCCGCGTTGGTGCTGACCAGTTGCAACGAGAATTGGATGTTGTAGGAGCCCGTGCGGTCCACGTAGACCCGCGACGTTGGCGTTCCGATGCTGACGCCTTGGGTCAAGCTAGTGCTGTCAAGCGTAATAGCGTAGGCCGTGTTAATAACGGCGGCGGACTGCGTGGTGGTGTCGTAGAACGCCCCGCTGCGAAGCGATCCGCTGCCGAGAATGGCGTAAAGGTTATAAAAATACCGATACCACCCCCGCGTGACGTAGTTCGTCATTGCGTCCCAAATGGCGACACGCGGAGCCGGTATCTGCGTGATATTATCAGGCATTGGTTGGGCTCACGATCAGTTCCGCGCCCATGATGGCGATCTTAACCGGATCAGTTCCAGATACCTCGTACACGCGGTCACGGAGTTTCAAGGTCATGCCAAGCCTGCGCCACAAGACGCGCCTCCCGGTCTCACCAAGTTTGCCCATCGACCGCCAATGCTCGTTGGACCAGGTATGCCCGCCGTCATCTGACCAGCGCAACATAACCTGCGGATCGGAACCTTGCACAATGATTTCGTTTGTGGTTTCTTCCGATTCGCCGCTGATCGCGCCAGCGGACGCGGCGTCAGACGAGATGCTGCTGAGATAGGTTGTAGTTGCAGGCGTTGCGCCGTCCAAACCCACGCCTACCTCGCAATCAAGTTGCAGGCTGTGTTGCGTC